CTGACAATCCAACGCCTGAAGAGGTCAGCAAACTGCGCCAACTTCAGTTTGACCACGAAGAGCGCTTGCTTGAATTGGGCATTGAAAAAGCCCGCTTGGAACAGGAGGAACTCAAAGCCTTGCTTGCGGCACAAGCGAGCCAAGATAACAACGTCACTGACCGTTGGAAGGCTGATATGTCTTCCGACTCTTGGTTGTCGAAGAATGTGCGCCCCGGCACTCTGGTCTACATCTTGACCGCCTACCTGCTGTTTGCCTTGCTTGATGGCGCTGGGTACAAGATAAGCGAAACATACATAACTTTGCTGGGCCAATGGGGCCTCATAGTGATGACCGCATATTTCGGGGGTAGGACGGTGGAGAAGGTCATGGAGATGCGTAAGGGAGGCAAAGAATGAGCCTCAGTCAAGAACAAGCCGCATTCCTGCTAGATGCCTGCTCCCTCATCAAATACGCCACAGAACAGGGTTTTGTAGTCACTGGTGGAGAGTTGGCTCGGACACCAGAACAACAAGCTATTTATGTGAAGACTGGGCGCTCCAAAACCCTTAACTCCATACACCTCAAAAGATGCGCCATTGACTTGAACTTCTTCAAGGATGGGCAGATAATATGGGACAAGGGCATCCTCGCGCCATTGGGTGCGTATTGGGAGTCTTTGCACCCTAAAAACCGCTGGGGTGGAAACTTCAAGTCGCTAGTGGATTGTCCTCACTTTGAACGAAACGTGGGGTAACGCATGACAGCCGCATCGGTAATGACATATGACTCCCTCGTGGAGAACATTCAGTCCTATTTGAATAGAACGGATACGGCGACCCTCCAAAAAATTCCGTTGTTCATTATGTTGGCAGAGCAGATTATTGCCAGCCAAATCAAGTTTTTGGGCAATCTGACGGTCAACTCCAGCACTATGGTGGTGGGACAGCCGATCATTGATAAGCCTGCCCGTTGGCACAAAACGGTTTCCATGAACGTACTGGTCAATGGCGAGCGCCAGCCAGTCCTGCTTCGTAAGTATGAATACTTACGCGAATACTGGCCTGATGCCACGGCAAAAGATATACCTGTTTATTACGGCGATTACGACTACACGCACTGGCTTGTGGCCCCAACGCCTGATGTGGCTTACACCTACGAGGTTTTGTATTACGAGCGCATCCAACCGCTTGATTCTTCTAACCAGACAAACTGGTTCACCACATACGCGCCACAAGCGTTGCTTTACGGATCGCTCTTGCAGGCTATGCCATACGTCAAGAACGATGAGCGGATGCCCATGTGGCAATCTAACTACGATCAAATCATGCAGACCCTCAAATCTGAGGACATCCAGCGGATTGGTGATCGTCAAGCCTCAGTATTGGATACCTGATCATGTCATTTAATAGCCCATTTACAGGTAACGTCATCCAGCCAACGGATGTTGCTTATCAGTCATACACGCTGACTGCAACGACTCAACTGTCTTGGCCTATCAATGGCAGTGTTAACGACAATTACACCGCTCGCATCATGTCGGTTACCACGCCGAATGCAAGCTATTACTTGTTGATGCCGCCTGCAAATCAGGCTTCGGTTGGTCAGGATGCGTTGATCCGCAACACTGGCTCTGTGGCTTTGACGGTCAAAGACTACCTTGGTGTCAACACAATTGTCACCGTTGCCGCAGGTCAAGCGCAGTACATTTACATCACCACCAACGCCACAACTTCTGGCACATGGGGCATCATCGCCTTTGGTATTGGCTCCTCTGGTGCTGATGCCGCCACCCTCGCGGGATATGGCTTGCTGGCAATCGGTCAGACGCTTAACCAAAGCCAGCCTGTCACCACGTTTTCGACTAGCTTCACAGCCACAGCCGCAGACCGCTCCAGCACCTATGTGTGGACTGGTGGCGCTGGAACCATCACCATGACGCTGGCCTCTACGCTTGGCGACAACTGGTTCATGTTCTTGCGTAATGGCGGTACTGGCGCTTTGACTGTTGCCTGTTCTGGTGGAAACACCATCAATGGATCGTCAACCATTATCTTGCAACCAAACGACTCCTGCATCATTGTTTGCAGTGGCGTGACGTTTTACACCGTTGGCCTTGGTAAATCGACTCAGTTTGCGTTTACGCAACTGTCCAAGGCCGTGACAACAGGCACCTACACTTTGACGGCCTCAGAGGCTTCTAACGTCATCCAGAAGTACACAGGAACTTTGACTGGAAATGTCACGATCATTATTCCTTCAACGGTGCAGGTTTACTACATCTTGAATGAAACAAGTGGCGCGTACACCCTGACAATTTCAACTGGCTCTGGCGCTACTGCGGTGTTGACCACAGGAACGCAGGCTACTTTGGTTTGCGACTCCGTCAACTTGTTTAACGCAAATACAGTGTTGGCTGGATCATCAAACATCAGTTTGAACAATGGATCGGTTGGCGCTCCTTCTTTGAACTTCGCGGCAGAAACGACGACGGGCGTGTATCGAGCCGCTTCTGGTGAGTTTGACATTGCCATACTTGGCGTAAACCTATTCGCATTAACCGCAACAGGTTTGAACATCAATGGCACTGGTAACTTTACTGGTGGTATTTCTGGTGGGTTATTTACATGACAGCAAAAGTTTTTGCAATTGACACGCAACCCGGGATTCAGCGGGATGGCACTGTCTTTGACATGAACTTTTACACCGATGGCAAGTGGGTTCGTTTCCAGCGAGGACGGCCCCGCAAAGTCGGTGGCTACCGTTCCATCACTCAATCCGCCACTGGCCTTTCCCGTGGAATGTTTGTCAACTCCGCTGACGGTGTCAATCAAGTTTTCAGTGGGTACAGTTCTGGCCTTGAGGTCATTGACATTGACAATCTTGGCATTGGCGCTGGTATCAACCAGTTCACGTTCAACGGCTTTATCCTGACCCTCAACACGCGTGTGGGCGGCTCTCTGTACACGAATGGCACCTACACTGGCGTGAGCCTTACTGGTGGTGCTGGAACGGGCGCAAAGGCCACCATTGTGGTATCTGGTGGCGCAGTGACATCTGTGACCCTTACGGCGGCTGGCGATGGCTATGCCGTTGGCAATACATTAAGCGCCACAGCGGCAAGCATTGGCGGGACTGGCAGTGGGTTCTCTATTAAGGTGGCGACAATTAACACTGGGTTTACCGCAAACGATTTGAACCTGTGGCAATTCGATTCGCTTTTCGATTCGCAAGGGAGTGGCAAGCAGTTGTTGCTCGCGCACCCGGGGCGCAACTTGGCCCAGATCGACCAGACCGTTGCCACCGCTGTTTTGGCTGGCGACATCAATGGCACAACCCTTCAGCCCCTGCGCGACATCAATGGCACAAACCCCACTGGTGACACCATCTCCGTGGCTGGTGGCGTGGTCTGTTTGTACCCTTACGTTTTTGTATATGGCGACAACGGCCTGATCAAGAATTCTGTGGCTGGCGATCCATACGATTGGAACGGCGCAGATTCAAACGAAACCAACGTATCTTCTACCAAGATTGTCAAAGGCTTACCTGTTCGTGGCGGTTCAAACGCGCCTTCTGGTTTGTTTTGGGCTTTAGATTCTTTGATTCGTGTCTCGTACAACCCAACCACCATTACGGTTGGCGGCACAGCGCAGACCTTCTACTGGCGCTATGACATCATCACAAGCCAGTCTTCAATCATGTCAAGCCAGTGCGTCATTGAGTATGACGGCATCTATTACTGGGTTGGTGTTGACCGCTTCCTGCTGTACAACGGTGTGGTCAAAGAACTCAAGAACAACTTCAATCAAAACTATTTTTTTGACAATCTAAACTACGCACAGAACCAAAAGGTCTGGGCGCAGAAGGTTCCTCGATTTGGCGAGATTTGGTGGTTCTTCCCCTCTGGAGACTCAACAGAGTGCAATGATGCAATCATCTACAACATTCGCGAAGACTGCTGGTATGACGCAGGAGGGGCCTTGGGTGCCCGCCGCTCTGCTGGCTACTTCTCTCAAGTGTTCCATTACCCAATTGCCGCTGGTACTACTCAGAGCGAGCAAACTTTGATCTTTAGCGCCAGCGTGATTACCAATTCAACGACCACAATCAAAGTGCCCGTGAGCAATCAGATTGCTGTTGGTCAAGTGGTGATTGCAAGCAACATCCCAGCAGATACAACAATTCTTGCAATTGTTCCAAGTGCCACGGCTGGATATTTTGATGTCACCTTGAGCGCGGCGGCTACCACTTCTGCGACTGTGATTGCCACGTTCAATACCAAAGCAGGCCAAATCAGTTTGTGGCAACACGAAATTGGCACTGATGAGGTGATTGATACCACTTCCAACGCGATTGAAAGCTCGTTTCAGACCTCTGACCTTGGCTGGGTGGCTGGTGGCCCTTCGCAGGCTTCCTTGGTGGGTGACAACGTGGCAGTCAATCTGGAAAGAGTTGAGCCTGACTTTATTCAGTCTGGCCCCATGACTTTCCAAGTTACGGGAAGACCCTATGCTCAATCTGCTGATGTAACGTCTGACCCCTATTATTTTGATCCAGACACTGGCAAAATTGATATGAGGGAACAACGACGCGAAATTCGATTGATCTTTACAAGTAATGTGCAAGGCGGCAATTATCAGCTTGGTAAGGTAATTCTCAGCGCAAGCATCGGTGATGTAAGGCCAGTGTAATGGCACTGCCACTTGTCTATGATCCACGGTTTCACACGTTTGAATCGTGGGCGGCGTTGATGTGTGAGGCATATGCTGGTCAGCAGTTGGCAGTGCCTAATGCAAAAACGGATTGGAAAGAGTGGGGCGCGGGGTTGAAGGCGATTGATATTTTCACGAACGAGGGCATCCCCGGCCCCTACATTTACGAGAACTGGCAAGACTGGGCGGCGGCTCTAGTCGGAGCCATTAACCAGCCAGTCAGATGAACTTTATTGAACTCTTCAACATGGTGGCAAAGGTTGCAAAGCCTGTGCATATGTCTTTCACTCCAGCCACAGCAATGGAAGACAAAATTGCCGATCTAGGACTCGACAGTCTGGATGGTTTGGTGATGATGATGTATCTGTGTGAGCTTTATGGCATTCCAGATAACGACGAGACAAAAGACTGGCATCCCACCACGGTACAAGAGACCTATGACCTGATGATTGCAAACAAGACAATCGAGCCAGAGTCAATAGAGAAGGCCAAGGAGCAGATCAAATGATCTACCTCACGCACTATCGGACGGCCTCCACAACCACGACAAATTTGTTTGACGACATTGTCTACCCCCAAAAAGCTCACTGGTTCCCTGAGACTTATGCTCGCGCTAAAAGCGGGATGTTCTACGTTCCCCACAAGCTCGCGGAGAAAGTTCTTGACCCTGAGTTGTTGACCTATTTGCGTGAGAACCAAGTTGGTAAGACCGCATTCATTTTGGCGGCTGGCAACGCCCATTTTGCTGGTATCAACCAACGGCCTTACCCAAACAACAGCTTGAACTACGTCTACAAGTTCTTGCCTTTTACCTTGACTCAAGTCTATGCAGGCCGCACCGCCCAAGCATTTGGCAAGATGGACATGGTCACCACCGACTCGTCAGCTTGCGCCTCCAGCCTCAAGGTAATGATGGATGTGCAAAACCTGATCAACCACTATCACTTTGATAGGGTCATCGTCCTGACCGTCGAGGACGGGATCACCAACGCCGTTCTTGAGTTTTTTGGCGAAGCCAAAGCCGTTTTGACTCAAAAGCAAGAAGAGACAGGTATCCAGCCCTCTGCTTTTGACAGAAAAAACTTTGGATTCAGAATAGGCCAAGGAGCCGCGCTGGCAATATTTGAGTCCGACTACGCCGTAAGTAAGCTCGATGTAGCCCCTCACGCCTGTCTGGTTGGTGCCTACAGCGCGTCAGAAGCCTCTACAAACGCTATTGGACAGCTAGAAGATGGTGATGGCTTCTTCAAAGCAATTATGGGCGCTATGCACTATTCTGGCGTTTTTGCTGACCAGATCAAGATTGTCAAAACCCACGGGACTGGTACAGAATCCAACAACAAGGCAGAGAAAACCGCCCTTCTAAATTCGCTAGATCAATTTGTTGCAACGTCATACAAACAAAAAATTGGTCACACAATGGGTTCCAGCGGATTATTGGAAACACTTTTGTTGCTAAACGATTTAAAATCTGGATATGTGCCTGCAATCGAGAATCGAACAGAAACCGATTCGGTATTCCTTTCGGAATCCACAGCCAAGCCAGATGGTTTGATCCTCAGTTTGGCGGCTGGTATGGGGAATATTTATTCCGCCGCAATATTTGAGGAACTAACATGAAGATGATTGATAGTAACCAACAGCAGTTGACGAGTGAGCAGATCATTGAGATTGCCGCCGAAAACACCAAGGTTGGTCGCCCGATCAAAGAGGTCAAGGATATGCTGACCGTTGAATTTCGGATGCCTAACATTTGGAAAATGCGGCATGGCAACACTATCTTCATCGTTCACAAAAGCAAAGAAGCTGGTTATGGTTTCTTTCGCGCTTTAAATGCAGACATCCCTCGCAACTTCTTGGTCAACAGCCGTGTGTTTGCTGATGCCGCTTACAAGGTTGGCTTTGACGTTGTTGTGACCCAGTTTACTGATATGAGTTTGCTTGGCATATTCAAAGTGATTGCTCGTGATCCTGTGCGTGAAGGCATGGGCTACGCCGCTCAAAAGACTGAAGACGGTGGCTTGCAAGTGACTTTAGTGCTTGGCCCAAAAAGGGAGCATAAATAATGTCAGCAGTAGTTAACGCAATTGTTCACGCCATAGAGGATGTTGTAGAGGCTGTTGGTGACGTTGTCGAAGCGGTTGTAGATACCGCAGGCAAAGTTTTAGACGCTGTTGCAGAAAATCCATTATTGATTGTTGCGGCTATTGCCGCGCCGTATGCGCTTGGGGCGCTCGCCGCAGAGGCTGGCGTTGTTGGCGCTCTTGAGATTGCTACCGCCGCCGAGGCAGTCGAGACTGGCGCGGCTGTGCTTGAGGCCACTGGTGCGGCTACTGCTGTTGCCAGCGCCGAAACTGTTGCCGCAACCACATTGATTGAAGCTGGCGCTGGAGTGGAGGCGGCAAGCACTGCCGCTACTTTGGTCAGCGAAGGCACTGCAATAACTGAAGCGGTAACCACCGCCTCCGCAGGCACTGTGACAACATCTAGTTTTGTTGAAGCCGCAAGCAGTGCGTTTGAAACAGTTACAAATGCCGCAAGCACTTTGTCTCAAGGGGCAAGCAATATTCTTAGCACCATTGGCGAAACATTGTTGCCAGAGGCCAGTTCTTCCGTTCAACAGTTGGCTGGCAAACTTGCAATTCAAGTAGCAACAAATCCAAATCAAGATTTTGGCACTATGTTGACCAACTCTTTGATTTCAGTTGGAACTGGATTTGTTGGTAGTGAAATTGCTTCTGAAACTGGATCAAAAATTCTTGGTCAAGTGGCTTCTTCTACATTGAATTCAGCCGCGCATGGGAACGACATCAGTCTTGGATCAATTGGAACAAGTTTGCTTGGTTCAACGGTTGCAAGCGAAATTACAGATGCAACAGGTTCCAACCTTGCAGGTCAGGCCGCAGGATCAGTTACAAAAGATGTAATAAATAATAAAGACCCTTTAACTGGTCTTTTAACTCTTGGTGCAAATCAACTTGGAAATGTGGTTACTGGTCAAATCAATGATTACGTTGACAAGACTGCTTTGAGTGGTCAAACAACTGGTACAGATTCCAACACTGACAACACATCCAACACTGACAACACATCCAACACTGACAACACATCCAACACTGATAACACATCCAACACTGATAACACATCCAACAATCAGACTGTTACCAACTTTGGCACCAGTACAAATGTTGACGACATTGTTGATTCAATCAACAGCGCCAACGATACTAAAACAGATGCTATTCAGGGCGCATTGACAACTATTGCCAACTCCAATTTGAATGGTACTGATTCAACAACAAACAATGCATCCACTTCTGATAATACGGTTAACGGTACGCTTACCACTGGCGTAACTGGTACTGATGGAACCAATGAAGAAGATAACGACATTGTTGTAACTGGTGGCACTCCAACGACCACTGGCACAGATACAACCACTGGTACGGTTACGGTCACTGGCGTAAACGAAGATGGTTCTACTACACCTGTTGGCGGTTTAACTACAGCAACCAATAATCTGCAAGCGACTGACACAACTAGTGTTGATACGACTCCTGCTGATACGAATCGTGTTGGAACGACTAGCATTGACAATACTGGCGTTGACACAGCGGCAGTTACTCCAACTGGCGGTTTGAATGCTGTGTCTCAAAACACCAGCAATGTTACTGGCACAGGAGGCAATGAAGCCGCAGTGACTGGCACAGACACCACAACAGAAGGGTTAAGTAAATCAAATGTTACGAGTGGCCTTGGCGGAGCTTTAGTCAAGAACTTGATCAAAGACACAACCAAGAAAATTGCTGGCACTGCAACTAAGGGCGCAATCAATCGCGCTGTTACTGGTAGAAAGATGGCTCCTATTTCGGTTGCCAAAACTTTAACAGGAAGTGCGCTATCTCAGCTTCAAAAATCTGCACCAAGAAAAGTAGACGTTTCCAAACTGTCGCCTGCAAATAAATCAGTCCCCTCCAAGGTGGATGTGAGTACACTGAGACCTCTCACAAATATTGCTGGGTTGACTTCTCTCTTAAAGAAACCGGGGTAAATCATGGCAATTTTGCAAAAACGCAAATCAACAAATCAACTGCCTCGTTTCGAGCGTTATCAGGACACTAGAGGCGGTGACCGTGCCGCCGCTTTGCGTGGCGAAACTCCCATTACTTCTGCCGTTCGACAACTTGCTGGAACAAGCGCAAACTCTCCTATGGTTGGTCGAGGTGCTGAAGGCGTTCTGGGTACTGGCGCGGCAGGTTTTGGTGGTCGTCCAGCCAAAAATGTCACTAGCACTTTGGTTGGTAATACGCCAAGTCAAACTGGCGCATCAGTAAAACCCGCAGGCTCAACAACCCCAAAGACAATCACATCAACTGGCACTGGTGCATCCAAAACTACGGCTCCCACATCGTCCAAGTTGCCTTCTTTGACCTCCACTGGTTCTGGTGCGGCTAAGACTACTGGCACTACACCAGCAAAGAATTTGACCTCTGCTGGTTCTGGCACTGCCAAAACATCATCACCTACCAACACCTCAAAGACATCGTCTACTGGTTCTACGCTTGGCAAGACTTTGACCAGTGCATTGGCTGGTGCGGCGTTGGGAGTTGGAACAAAAGCTGTTATTGATAAATTGACTGGTGGAAATAAAACTAGCAACACATCTAACACAGCAAATTCTGGGACTGGTTTAAAAATTACTGGAAACAAAAATCTTGACACTATGGGTGGCGGTACTGGTTTGAAAACCACCACCAATGTTGGCGGCACTGGAAGTAAGACAACCAATACAGCAGGAACTGGAGCCGTTACATCAAAGGTCACAAACCCCAACACTGGTATTAAAACTGGAAACAACGCCACTGTTGGCGGTGGCCCAACAGCGCCCAAAACTGGCGGCGTTACATCCAAGACTGGCCCTGTAACACCTAAGACTGGAGCCACTGGCGCAAAGACACCAGCAGGCACAGGTGGAACTCGCGGTGTTGCGGGAACTGCTGGCGCGGCGACTGGTGCCGCAACCACTGACGATAACACTAGTACGACTGGCACAGGGGTGACTGGTGTTGCTTACGATGACGAAGGCAACTTGATGCCGGGGTACGAGTTGGATGAAGAAAACAACCCTGTTTATGTTGGCCTTGGTGATGACACCACAACTGGCGGTGATGACACAACCACCGCTCAAGTCATTGACACAGTAGATAACGAAGATGGCACAACCACGGTGACATATGACGACGGTTCAACCTTGACTACCGACATCACTGGCACTGTGATTGCATCTACTGATGGAACAGACACAGGCGAGGACACCACTCTCGCTGACAATTACTTTACTGATGATGAAGGTAATGTCTATGATGCCAACGGAGATTTGGTTCAGTATGCTGATGGCACTCCATATGAGGGTGAAGACAACACTGACTTTACTTACACTGATGAGTATGGCAATACCTATGACGCAAATGGCGACTTGATTGCCGAGGGTGACCACTCTGATTACGTCTATACAGCAGACGACGGTAGCACATACGACTGGGATGGCAACTTGATTGCCGAAGCAGATCACACTGGCTTTACTCAAGAAGATGAGTATGGCAACACTTACGACTACGACGGAAACTTGGTTGCCTATGCCGATGGCTACAACCCTGACGATTACAACACCGAAGACGATACAGAGTATGCGTCTAACGATGATGAGCCAATTGATGAAGGCAAGAGGGGTGGATTGTTTAGCATGGCTAAAGGCGGTATGCCGCACTTTGTAGATGGTGGATTTAATTATGGCAATCCACAAACAGCCAAACAGTATCAGGCAGAAAGCAGATTGACAGCGGCTGATCCAGTTCGTTTGCAATCATTCCTTGATAAAATTCCTTCTACCAACACCACACCAAGTGGAGACCCTGTTGCCGAAAACGACAACGGCGATGGAACTGTGACTCAATTTTTTGATGATGGGTCATCAATTACTTATGATACAGATGGCAACGTGTTGGAGACATCCGACGCAACTGACACTGCCTATACAGGTGATCAGCCTGCGGTCGGCTCTTCTCAAGATGCAACAAGTAATCGCCAATACTTTGACGACGGCTCTTACATTGAGACATATGATGATGGTTCGTCTGTGACGTTTGACGCAGAAGGTAATCCTTTCCGATCAACTGATACCGAAGGTAATTCTGAGCTTGCTAAAACAACCACCTATGATGACGAGGGAAACCAAATCATCAGCGACTACTATGGCAACATAGTCAAAGTTCTTGATCCAGATGGAAACGTAATTCCTTTGGGTGGCGGTCGTGTAAACGCTGGGCCAATTACAAACACTGGCGGCGGCAGAACTGGCGTTGACCTGACACCAAACAAAACACCTGCACAAATTGCGGCAGATAAAAGAACCGCCGCCGCAGATGATAGAGCGCAACAAAGCGCAATTGAAAAACTGCTTGCAGGTATCAATACAAACACTGGAGCTGGTGTGACTGGCGCTGTGCTAGGTGCATTGCTTGGCAACTCTGACTTGTTCAACAGTGGCGGTGGTGGTAACAACGCTGGGATTGATATGTCAAAGGTTGGAGTGATCAACCCACGCACCACTGACTTTGGGATTGGCCCATCGAACTATGTTGGCTATGACCAGTACGGTACGCCAGAGGCCATGCCTGAGTTGTATGGCAATGAGTTGTATCAGAACCTAAACGCCCCCGGCTTCAACGAGGTGAACGAAGGCGACTACGCCCGTATGGATGCCGCCGCAAACGGAGACTACGAAAACCAAGAGGCCGCGCCTGATGACGAGCAGGTCGAGGGCATGAAAGAAGGCGGCTTGCCTCAAGGTGGGCTTGGCGCTTCCCAGACGTTCTACACGTTTGGCAAGCCTGTTGATCCAATGCAAAACTTGTACAACCCACAGCCTGCACAACAGCAACAACCTCCTCAAGGTATGCCCCCACAGGCGGCTCAAAATCAGCAACAGATGGCGATGAGTCAACCAGTGCAGGCGTTGCCTGTTGGTATGCCCCAAGGCGCTCCCCAAGGCCAGAACATGGGTATGGGCAAGCCTCCTATGCAACAACAGAACCCAATGCAAACTGGCCCCCAAGGCTTGAAGAGTGGTGGCCTGCCTGCATGGTCTAACGTGCCAATCACTGCTGGTCGTTTGAACTTCCGCGATGGCGCACCTGTTCACGGTGCAGGCGACGGTCAATCTGACGACATCCCTGCGATGCTGGCGGATGGTGAGTATGTGATTGACGCTGAGACTGTGGCCCAAATTGGCAACGGTTCGACTAAAGCTGGCGCACAGGCTTTGGACAAATTCCGCGAAAATATCAGGGCGCACAAACGGTCTGCGCCTGTCAATAAAATTCCGCCCAAGACCAAGGCGCTCACATCCTATCTGAGAGGGGCAAAATAATGGCTGGCTTATTCCAAGGTGATCCACTACCAGATGTAACGTCCACGACGGAAACGCAGGCCACAGCGCCTGAGTTTTATACCAACTACCTGCAAGACATTGCCAACTTAGGTCAGAACGCTGTCCAGCAGGGCGGCGTGGCTGGTTTCAGCCCATTGCAACAACAAGCCTTTCAGATGGCCCCAGATGTGGCTTTCTCTGGCGCTGGCTCGATGGGCGCGGCTTCTCAGTTGCTAGGTCAAGCTGGCGCGACCACCGTGCCTGATGTCATCGCTGACTATATGAACCCTTATACGGGCGCTGTGGTTGATGAGATGGGTCGCTTGCAACAACGCAATATCCGAGAAAACGTCCTACCCTCTTTGGGTGGTGCGGCTGTGGGTACGGGCCAATTCGGTTCGCGCCGCCAACAGCAGATCACTGGCAACACTTTGCGCGATATGCAAGCTGACTTGTTAGGCAAACAGTATCAGGCATTGAACCAAGGTTACCAACAAGCTGGCACGATGGCTGGCACTGATCTGTCTCGCGCCTTACAAGCTGGTCAAGCATTTGAGAACTTAGGCCAAGCACAGCAAGGTCTTGGTCTTGGTGGCCTCAAAGCCTTGAGTGAATATGGTGGTCAACAGCAGGCGTTAGGTCAGAAGATGCTTGATTATCCAATGGCTCAAACGCAAGCGTTCTCTAAGTTGTTGCAGGGTTATCAAATTCCAACTGGTTCGATCCAGCAGAAGGTTGGCCCAGAAGCTGGCGCGTATTCAAACAGCCCTTTGTCGCAAATCTCTGGTTTGCTGGCTGGCTTGGGGTCATTTGCCAATACGCTGAACAAAGCAGATGGCGGCGCAATTATTATGAAGAAGGGCGGTCAAGCTCACCGTTCCAAAGCCCACGCATATCTTGCTCGTGGCGGTTCATTAAAAATGGCGAGGTAAGAGATGGCAATCCCACAACAACAACCTACTGGCGGTTTAGGTGCAATGGCACCAAAGCCTCAAAGTGCGCCTCCTCCAGAGCCAAGCGAAGCAAAGGATGCCGCCCGCATCTCTAGCATGGAGCAGGATCAGCCTGATACCCCAGCGAATATGATGGATCGTGCGATCCAGAAACAACGTGAAGCGGCTCGCGCCTTGGAAGCCCAGACAGCATTACTGCGTCAGAGTTACGACGCAAGAATGAGCTTGCCCTTTGATACGTCATTGATGGCGGCGGCGGCTGGATTCTTGAAGCCTACTAAGACTGGTGGCTTTGGTGAGTCACTTGGCTATGCCGCTGAGAACTATGCGGCTGATGCTGAGAAGGCCCAGCTTCGCAAACAACAAATAGAAAAGCAGAAGCTCGAATTGGCTCAAGCTGAAGCGGCAATGGGTACAAAAAATCTTGAGTTTGAGGCTTTGCTTCAAATGGCAGGATACAACCCATCGCAAGCCACAACTTTAACTGGCGGTGCTGGTTCACCACTCCCTACTGCAAGACCTGCTGGTGGGGTTCCAGTTGGCAATGATTCTGCTGTCGCTGGTTCAATAGGTAAAAGCGGTGCGCCAAATCAGATGTCTCCAATTACTGATAAACAAATGTTATTGGGAAGAGCCATATCGCCAGAATTAGGAAAAACATTTGCAGATGTTGCCAAGTTTCAGCAAGAAGACATTATTTCTACACCTGAAGGCCCATTCTCGCGCAGTCAACAGAAGTTTTTAAATGTTGACCCGTTTAACGCCGTTCCTAAAGAATTTGACTTTGGCCCAGCAGGCGCTCGAAAGACAACGCCTGATGTGTATCGCGAGTATCAGAAAATTATTAGCAGTGGAACTGACGACCAATTGCGCGACTTCTTTATTCGTCAACGCTGGTTGGCTGGCAAACCTTCTGGTGCCCCTCGCATCGGTGCAGAGGCAACAGCGCCAGCGGGTACAGCAGGAACAACTCCATCAGCAGGAGCGGCTCCAGCAGGCGCACCTTCCGCTGGCGGTGCTGGTGGCATGGGATTGCCAACTCGATTCAAAACCGAAGAGGAAAAGAATATAGAGAAAATTGCCAACGAAGCAGGTTCGGCAGAAGCCAAGAAGTATGCTGAAGGCGCTGGCGAGATGGCAAGCGATTTGCGTCTGTCTGCATTTGGTGCAACCGATGTTAAGGCGTTGGCTCAAGAAGCTGGCTCTATTGCCAAGGCCGCGCCAAATGCATTCAAGCTGTTGATGAACAAAGACAGTGGTTTACGCGACGAGCTTGATGGTTATCTGCAACTGGTTAAAACTGGCGCTCAAACACCTTTCGGCACGTTTAGTATTCCTGCTGACATCATTGAAAGAAACAATTTAACTGACAAAGAAATTCAAGCTCTGCAAAAATACGCGCAGATTGAAGCTCAATTCACATTGTTTAACCGTCGCCTATGGCTTAAAGGTCAGGGCGCAATCTCTAACGGTGAAAGTGCTGTGGCGGCTC